CCGGAGCCGGAAACGGCGGGGCGAACTGGTTTATTCGTCTTCCCGACCATACGCCCGGATTCATAATGAAGGCGGGGAAATTAAAGTTACCCGGAAGATGAAAAGGTATTTTTTAGCGAGATACCTAAAAGAAGCTAAGTATTCTAAATCTGGAGAACAGAAGAAAAAACGTCCAAAAGCAACGGACAAACAGTTGCAAGGCTGGCTGGCACGCGAGGAAGAAAACAAAAAGCTGTCGGATAAGGCTGAATTTTGGCGAAGAATGGCGTTGAAGAAAGTCGGTTCTACCGTCAAGATACCCGAACGCCGCTTTATCGGCACGGGGCGCAATACCGACCGGATCATTCGGGAAATAACCGAACAGAACTTTGAGGATTATTTAAAACGACACCCAATCATAGACAAATGAGAAAGATTTTATACCGCGAACTAAAGAAACGCCTGTCGCGCCTTTTGCTGGCCGATGGTAGCGACATCGTGTTGGTATCGGAGGAACGTATCAAACAGATGGTAGAAGCCGGAGAAACGCCCGATTATGCGATCAAGCATTTCGGATTGTGGAACCGGCAAGTGGAATTTATCGAGGAAGAGGC